TAGTCTATGTCTGCATCCTTTAAAGCACCTGAATAATCTGGCACTCCGTAGGTCTGGTATTCTGGTTCGTAATTCTTAACGTGGATTAAATAGTTGCTCTCTGTTCCAGTTAAGTCAATCTCACTTATAGGAAATTGCTTATTAGGATAAATAGTGTCTGTTCCTATATCCCTCCAGAAGTTAGAAATATAAGCCTTTTCTCCATCTTGTGAGATTCTTATAGTCGTAGCATCCCTATGAAATAAATTAACCCTATCACCCTCTTTTACGACTTCTATATAAGCGTTGCCAAAGACAATGTAATCACTCTGAACTTTCCTGTAAACCTCGTATAAGGTTTCATCGTTTGAGTTTATGGCTTCAGCATACTCAATTTGTGGGTCTGTTAAGTCCTCAGAGTAAATGAATTTACTACCTACTGAATAAACTACCTTACTTTCTAATACTGCACCATTAGTTGAAGAACGTCGCTTTCTTAAAGCTAAGTCGTTAATCCAAACATTCTTTGAACCCTCAAAGAAAGGAATCCACTTAGACCTAGTCTTAGTTTGGTTTATGTTCTCTCTGGTAACATTTGGGGTCTGTACTCCTGTGACACTGGCAAGAATCCTATTTCTTGGACTTTTCCTCAGTCCGTTGGATTTTGTCTTGATGTCCACTTTCGTAAAGTTTTTTTAGTTCCGTTTGTGTTGCCTTTGATAAAATGTGTTTACCATTTGAATCACTGATAGCACATTCTAAATACTTGTCTTTTACTTTATACTTCATAATTGTATAAAAAAGGGTGAATAGCATCCACCATCCACCCTTCAAAGTTAGTTAAAATAAATCTACGAACCAAAGTCCACGGTTCCAGAAGCATTGCTCTCAATAGAACCTACATATTCTCGTACTATCTCAGCGTGTTCTGCCGTTAGGGTGATGGTGTATTCATTAGCACCAGAAAGTTCGCCCTCAATAGCCGTATTGACATTAGCCATACAACTAGCTTCCTTTCCGATAATGTTATCCCAACCGACAACAAATCCTCTAAGATACGTTCCAGTAGAGTTTGTTCCCTCTATTACTGCCGTAATCTCTCTAGCATCCACCAACTCTTGTAATCTCTTACCTTTAGTCTTATCTACTCCCCTTACTTTGAACTCAACCGTGTTCGTGAAAGTAGCCGTGCCGTTTTCGTTAGTGCCCTCAGAGTTAAAACTTTTAGTTTTAAATTCTCCCTCATACTCATACCACTTGTCACTTACTCCTGTTGTTACTGCCGTGAAGTCCTGTAAACTCCCTGCCGTAAAAGAAGTAATGTTGCAAGTTTCAATGAGGAAAATTCTCGCCAAAGCTGCTCTGTTTTGCTCATTACAAGCCAGAATCAAATCATTTGAAATTCCCATTATTACTTAGTTTTAAAAATTAATATGCGAAACCAACCAATTCAGGATGCAAGATTTGAGCACCTAACTTGAATTTGACTTTCATTCGGATTACCTCGTCATCATCAGAATACCAAGCCTTAACCTCGTTAGATGGACTCATAACATCAGCACCAACAATTAGGTTAGATGGTGTAGTGAATACACACATATTCTTTTCTACTGATGACTTTTGTGGATTGTCTGTGTCTGCTAAATGAGTGTCCCATCCTTTAACTTCTACGATTTCAATTCCCCTGAACTTAACAACCGTTGAACCATCTTCTAAGTTTAGCTGACCTCTTTCATTCTGAGTGTCTTCTAACGTAGTCAAATAGTTGTCCATAATGGTAGAAGTAACGTAAAATTTCTTTTCGCTTCTGTCTACTGCTCTTAACGTCTTGGACTGATTCTCGTACATATTTCTGAAAAGTGTAATTGCACCATCTGAAACCATAAGACCACCACTTTCAATAGCAGGTACTGAGTTCATATTTAAGAACTGACCCATAGTCCCTGCACCAGATGCGTCTTGAAATAGTTTTACCCATCCATCAAACTGGTCATAGTCGCTTGAACTTGCTGCTGCCGTTGAGAACCAACAGATTCTAGGAATGTCACTTTCAAGTCCTTTCATTAAAGAAGTCCTTAAAATGTCCTCTACTATTGTTCCTTGTAGGTCGTCAATATCAACTCCCTGCTTAATAGCTTCCTCAAAGATAGTTCCGTCAAATGCGTCTTCGCATTCTTCTAGGTTGCTCTTTACTTTTGCAGTAGAGATTGTTCTGTCTGAAATTGCCAAAGAACCCTGCTGAGAAAATCCACAAGTTGTGTACTTGCGTAGAATCTTACTAAGGTTTGAAGGAATATACAAGTTAGTCTTATCTACTACTTGCATCACTTTATAGATACCGAATACATCTTGTCCACCCTCTTGTGGCTTGTAGAAAAGTTCGGTCAGAAATTCTCGTCCATTATATGTGTGCGAGAATGATGTTGTTACTGAATTTGCCATTTTGTTTTTTTATTTATAATTAATATCCTTTTAGTCTAGCTGAAATTATTGTCTTTAAAGTATTTCCAAACACACCCTCAGTATTTTCAGTTTCCTCTGTTGGCTCTGTGTCCACTTTTGGTGCTACTTCTACTGGTGTTGCTTTGTATTTGGAAAGTTCTTCTGACAGAGTTTTGTTAGCTTCAACAAGAGTTTCTTTTTCTCCGTTCAATGAAGTTAATGTTTCTGCCAATTCCTGATTCTCTGTTCCTAGAGTTTCAAGCGTTGTAGCTATCTCAGAAATTTCGTTTGTGATTTCTTTTTCGTCTGCAATCTTTACTTCCTTGTTAGCAGATATAAAGTTAGTAACCTTGTCTGTAAGGTCTTTCAACTGAGTTGTTAGTGGGTTTAAGTCCATATCGTTTAATATTTGTTCTTTTTGTGTGTTTGTTAAAAAACTGTTAATTATCTTTTCTTTATTAATCTTTGCTGCAATTTTTACTGGTGCTTTTATATTAGTCACAAAGCCCAGTTCCTTTGCTTCTTCAGGACTTAGAAATTTATCCTCGTTCATTATATCTCGGATTGTTTCTTCGCTTTGTCCTGTCTTTTTAGTGAAAATAGATACCATTCGGTTGTCTATCTTACGCATATCGTCAGCGACGTTGTCAAAATCTTCTGCACTTCCTTGTGCTAAGGTGTGTGAGTTATGTATTAAGAATAACGAGTTTTCGCTTATCTCTACCTCATCCCCTGCCATTGATATAACTGCACCTGCACTTGCCGTTGCACCTATAATATTGACTTTAGTATTAAAAGGATGCGAAGCAATTAAATCGTGAATTGCCAACCCCTCAAAAGCACTACCACCCAAAGAAGCTATGTTTACTACAAGTTCTGTTTTGGTGTTTCCTAGTTCTGTTTTGACTGACTCTAAAGTGTTTCCCTCGTCAAAGAATGAATCACCTATCTGTCCAAAGATGTCAATTTCTGTGAGGTCTGAAGATGTTTTAATCTCAAAATGTCGCATAGGACAAAAATAGTTTAAGGAATTTTAATTTCTACGCAATGACATTGCACTTTATTTCTTCCATACTATTTCCTGTATCATTCTAAAGGAAAGATTATACTTAAAAGAAAGATCGTCATATATATCAGTCATACTCATTTTCCCACCTATAAGCATCTTGTCATAATCTCCAATAATGGCTCTATTTCTTACGGCTTTCTTGTCTATTAGATTATCCTTTGCCATTTGATAAATAACTTTCTCTGAAATATTATCTTCAAACTGCTTTGCGTATTCTTGTATTAAGTCCATATAAGTTACCTCCATAATTTTATTGCTCGTTTCCAGAATCTTATTATCATTACCCTGCAATCATTACAGGACATATTTTTAAGTGGATAGGGTTCTATGTATTTGTCAAACTTAGAAAATAGTAATTCAAGTTCTATTTTGTCAGCGTACATTCTACCACTGACTTTTTTATAGGAATGTAATATTTCCCTTTTTTCTTCATCGCTTATTAGGTCGGCTCTTTCTTCTAATGTAGTTGGCATTTAGGACTCTTAATAGTTATTTTATTTTTGATAGGACATCCACAATCTTCGCACTTTTCTATTTTCAGAGTAAAAGAAAAAAACTCATACCCTTTTCTAAAAAACATACATCCCTTACAAATATCATATCTTCTTTTCCTTTCAATTTTGTCTGTAAATAAGCTATCCATAAAACCTTATCCTATCTCTGCTTCGCTTGT